TCTCATTAATTATGTACCGCTCTGGCCAACGTTCTGTGGTAGAGTGGATTCAACACCAACTCAACGAAGAGAACAATGGCTAAACAGAATCAACGTAAAGAAGTACGGCAAGAGGCACGGCAAGCCGCACAAGCAGGTACATTTAATCAATCTAATGTTCAGGCTATGCGCCAGGCTGGTGTACAGCCTCAAGCTATTCAAAACATTAGGGAGGTAGCTAGGCAAGCACCTGCAGCAGCACCTCAAGCTCAAGGTGTTAACCTTGGATATGGTGTGACTAATACTGGCTCACCTGGTGGGCTTAGTATGCCTGGTGGTACTAATGCTGCTGGTCAACCTATCCCTGCTAGTCAGGCTTCCAATGTATTTAAACTGAATATCCCATTCAGTACTGCTGGTGTAACTAACATCATGGGTAATCCCATGAACAACTTCGACACCGGTTTCCAGGTAGTTGGGGACGGTGTTAACTGGCAGGATCCCAAGAATGCTGGGCTTCTCGGTCAGTACACATCACCTGAAGCTATCAATAACCACATCAATACTATGTGGGCAATGTCATCCGCTAACCCAAACAGGGATGCGAACATGGCAGCCTTCATGGATAGCGGTAGTGCTGAATCCTTGATTACAGGTAGACCCCCTACTGCAATGCCTGCTGGGTTTACTGGTTTGTACAATCCAGCCATGACTGGGCTCAACACCCCGTGGTCCCAACAGTATGCGGCTGCTAACAGTGGTGCCGGTGGTGCCGGTAATGCTGGTGGAGCTGGTACCGGTGGCAGTGCCATGTCTGGTGGTGGAGGCGCTGGCGCTGGTGGTAGAGGATCTGCTGGTAATGCATCTAACCTTGGCCAAGCTATTCGAGCAGCCGGTGCTGGTGGCATCAGTAAAGGTGAACTTAATCAGATGCTAGAAGGTTCTGGCAAGTCTGGTGGTGGTGCTGTCATTCAACGTCTCGATCAAATCAATCGCTCCTTGAAAGAGAAAGACAGGACTGGCATTAGCCTAAACTCTGGTGCTGCTAATATGCTTATCAAGCAAGCAGGTCCATCTTATGGTGGCATGTATGGCCTTACTCAGAAGCCTACATTTGGTACTGGTAATATTGGTAAGGCGCTAGAAGGGATGCGTGGTACTCGTGCCACTGGAGGCTATCAAAATCCTCAGAGTGGTTATGGAGAAGTAACTGCTGGCACCGCGCCTAAGCGTATGATGGGCGGTACTGCTATTCGTCCTGGTGGACGTGAGACAGTACGTGGCTTTGGTAAACAGTTCACACCTAGAACAGCAGCTCCGATTGATACAACTCCAGCCTCTGCTAGCACTACTAATACAGGTGGTGGTGGTATGGATATGGGTTCAATGGGTGGTGACACCACTCCTATGACTCCCGAAGATATGAAAGTCGCTAGCACTGCTGGGACTGGTTTCGGTGGGTTTGGTTCTGACGTGTTTAGTTCAGCTACAGGATTTAAAGCTAAAAGAAGTAGCCGTAAAACAGCAGGACCTCGCGCACAAGGGCTAGGTTCTCAGCGAGTATCCCCCACATATAATACACTTGGACTCTGATAAATGTCAGCTAAAACAAGATACGATTATCTAAGTAAGTATCGTTCCACGTTTCTAGACACAGCTGTACAGTGCTCTGAGTTGACACTACCTACTCTTATCCAACAAGATGATGATGTGGGTAGGTCAACTAATCTAAAGTTGACTACACCATGGCAAAGCGTTGGCGCTAAGGGGGTTGTTACACTTGCATCTAAATTGATGCTTGCTCTTCTTCCCCCACAAACCAGCTTCTTTAAGCTACAGATTGATGATTCAAAGATCGGTGTAGATCTTCCACCAGAGGCACGATCAGACCTGGACATCTCCTTCGCTAAGATGGAAAGGTCTGTCATGGAAATCATTGCAGCATCAAGTGATCGCGTTACTGTACACCAAGCCCTCAAGCATCTTGTGGTTGGTGGTAACGCATTGATCTACATGGGTCCTAAGGGACTAAAGCTGTATCCATTGAACAGGTATGTCGTAGATCGAGATGGTAACGGTGACATCCTAGAGATCGTTACACGTGAACGCATCAGCCGTAAACTACTAGCACCTATCCTTAATGCCAGTCTTCCTGTTAACCCACCTGGGGAAGAGGGAGCTGACAACGAGGAAGATGTAGATGTTTACACACATGTCAGACGAGACAACAATCGCCTCGTATGGCATCAAGAAGTATTCGATAAGATCATCCCTGGCTCCCAAGGTAAAGCACCACTTGAAACCAATCCTTGGCTAGTGCTTAGGTTTAATGTTGTCGATGGTGAAGCCTTTGGACGTGGTAGAGTGGAGGAGTTCCTTGGTGATCTCCGTTCACTTGAAGCTCTTATGCAAGCACTCGTAGAGGGCTCTGCAGTCGCCGCTAAGGTGGTCTTTACTGTCTCCCCCTCTAGTACTACTAAGCCGCAGACACTCTCTGCTGCGGGGAACGGAGCCATCATTCAGGGGCGTCCTGATGACATCTCTGTGGTGCAAGTTGGTAAGACAGCCGACTTCCGTACTGCTATGGAGATGGCTGCAACACTTGAGCGTCGTCTCAGTGAAGCCTTCCTCGTTCTTAATGTACGTAACAGTGAACGTACTACAGCTGAGGAAGTACGCATGACTCAGATGGAACTGGAGCAACAACTAGGTGGACTATTCTCTCTACTTACTGTTGAGTTCCTTGTTCCTTATCTCAACCGTAAGCTCTCAGTACTACAAAAGAACCAAGACATCCCACGTATCCCTAAGGATCTGGTACGCCCAACCATTGTGGCTGGTATCAATGCACTTGGTAGAGGACAGGATCGAGAATCTCTTACCCAGTTCTTTACGGTCATTGCTCAGACACTTGGACCTGAGGCTCTTGGTACTTACCTTAATATAGATGAAGCTGTTAAGCGCCTTGCCGCTGCTCAAGGTATCGATGTACTGAACTTGATTAAATCAATGGATCAGGTACAGCAAGAACGAGACCAAGCACAGCAACAAGCACAAGACATGGAGCTATTGAAGCAAGCCCCTAACATGGCTAAGGCTCCCATGATGGATCCTACAAAGAATCCACAACTATTGAACGGATCAAATGAACAAACAAACACCAACGAGATCCCAGAGATCGAACAAGAAAGCAACATCCCCGGAGGAAGTCCCTTCGGTTGACCAAGTTGATGATCAACCTACTGAAGCTGCACCTTACATGAAGCGCACTAAGGTAGGTGAACCCACCATCGGTCGTTCCCCCGATTTCGTTAAGACTGTAGGTCTTGGAAATCTAACCGTTATCACAGCAAATGGCAAACGAAATTACACTTAATCCGTATGAGCAAGTAGAGGGTGAACTCTCTGCTGAAGAACTTGATTCTCTGCAAGTTGGTGAGCAACTAGCTGAACAAGAGCAACAACTGCTGGCTGGTAAATACAAGTCTGCAGAGGAGCTAGAGCGTGGTTACCTTGAGCTGCAGAAGCGACTCAGTGGTAAAGAAGAACCTGAGGTAGAGGCACAAGAGGAAGCACCTGAACAAGAGGAAGCTCCTAACGAAGAAGGTCTCGATCTTTATGATACGATCATGGAGTCCTATCGCACTGGTGAGTGGGATCCTGAAGTCGTCAATAAGGTTGAGGGTATGAACCCTGTTGATGTTGCTAATATGTTCCTTGAGAAAGGAGGGACACAACAAGCACCACAAGCTACATCTAATGATATCGCACAGATCCAAGAGTCAGTTGGTGGTACTACTGAATACCAGAACATGATTCAATGGGCTGGTCAAAACCTCTCTGAACAAGAGGTAGCTATGTATGATGCAGTGATGGATCGTGGTGATCCTCTTGGTATGTTCTTTGCCGCTCAGGCATTGAATGCACGTTACCAAGATGCTATTGGTTATGACGGTGAGATGCTTACTGGTAATGCCCCGCGCAACACTGGTGATGCTTTCCGTTCCCAAGCTGAACTGGTAGCTGCAATGAGTGACCCTCGCTACGATAAGGACCCAGCCTATCGTGCTGATGTAGCCGATAAACTGGAACGATCCAACATCAATTTCTAATGAACGACACTAACATCTTCGCTAAAGAACCCACCATGTATACCGACGAATCCTACACTGTGCCTCATAACGAACGTGCTGAACTCCTCAATGGTCGCCTTGCTATGCTTGGCTTTGTGGCTGCTATTGGCGCTTATATCGTAACTGGTCAAATCATTCCTGGAGTATTCTAATGCCTAAAGTCGGAAACAAAGAGTATCCTTATACTCCTGCTGGTAAAGCAGCAGCTAAGAAGGCAGCAGCTAAAGCTGGTAAGCCTGTTAAAATGAAGCCCTCTAAGAAGGGTTACTGATCAATAGAGGCTTAGCCCCTAGCGAGTAGTGCTGAGCCTTTAACTGACCGTACCTATACCCTGCTGGGTGGTCCCGAACCGTGTCAGGTGTAGATGGAAATATAAATGTTCCTTGCTACCTTATTATGCTACCTCTTCTAACTACTCTGTCGGTGATTACCTCTTGGTATGGTCCTGGTTTCCATGGTAACCTTACTGCGAGTGGATCTCGATACAATCAAAACGGCCTTACTGCAGCGCACAAGACACTCCCCTTTGGCACACGTTTACGTGCTTGCTTTAAGAGGTGTGCCGTGGTGA